AGCAGTTGTTAACACTCCTATTAATTGTGAACCATCACCTAAATATGTTCCAAATGATGCGGTTGATGTTATACTGCCGGAAATGTTTCCGGGTATTGTTATATTTGGAGTAGCGTATATGTACTCTGATTGCTGGATTAATCCTGGGGTGTATGATGATGTAAATGCCATATGTGTCTCTTAATATAATTTGTCGTTATAGAATAAAGTTCCTCCTCCAATTGATTCGTTTGTAAATGTCCCTAAATTTCCGAACACATTAAGATTAGTATAACTGTTATTTAATATCGATCCAGAATAATTTCCACTGTTTAAGTTAATAGCGGGGGCATATGACCCAGTGCCATCATGATGTACTAATTCAGCTCCATTTAACTTTAAGTAACCACCAGACATATCTACTATTCCTGAGCCAGTAGTGTTTTGGTGATATCTAACTTTGTTGTTAATTTCCAATGTACCGCCACTTAACGCAAAACATTCTGTGTTGTTTGGATAACTAGACCCATAATGCTCAAGTGGGCCATTTATTACTAACTCACCGCCACTAACTACATTGCTTAATGCTCTAACAGCTGTGCTGGTATTCATTCCATTCCACACAAATTTGCCTGCGGATATATCAAATAATTTTCCGGTTGAGTCAGAGCTAACATATGCTGCTCCATAAAAGTGAGTTTCACCTCCGTTAACATCGAATATAACTTCAGATGCTCGAATCGTGTGATTAAGAGTATTATATCCACCATCTATTTTTATTGCAGAAGCGTTTGGAGAGCTGCTACATTCTTGGAATCCGTCTATTTGTATTCCAGATTGGCCCGTTTCACCAGCATCTATTCGTATTGCACCAATAATTTCTCCATTAACTATGTATCGCCCAACATATGCAGGAACAATATATATTGCTTCATATGTAGCTTGATTTCCTGTTTCAAATCTTCCGGTGAGTGTAACGTGGGCTGCTCTGTCGTTTGTATAAACAGCTCGACCATTGCTAGCATACACATCACCATTAAATATTACATCGGTAGTTGTTGTGGTAGCAATTTCTATACCCATCATATTTGATGATGAGCTGACAAAGCAATTACAGTTTGCAATAATATTACCCGCACTAAATCTAATAGCGGCATTGAAGCTGTTTCCAGCTCGAGCACTGTTATCAAGACCATACTTATAATCTCCTCTAAGTTGTAGTATACCTTTTGGATCGGCTGTAACGTTTTGAGCAAAGGCAGGAGAGCCGGCGTATCCCGAAGTCTGTAATCCTGCAAATTCTACTGTATCACATTCGAAATATCCGTTTGCAGTACATCCTACTGGAGCTCCATTATATTTAGTTTTAAAGGTACCATGACCTCGAATATTTAATTTTTCATATGTTCCACTTAATAATTGTATCGATCCCGATACGATTGCACCTGGGTAGAAATAATAATTAATATAATCTTTCCCTATTTGAGCAGATGGAAAGTATACTCCCGGATACACTATAATAGTATCTCCTGGGTTTGCCGATGCTGTTGCTGCAAGTATTGTTTGGAATGGAGAGTGTAGATCACCTACAATAGCTGTACCATCATTACCACTCGGAGATACAAATAATGATTGTGTTAAACTTGTCGACGAATTTATACCAGATAATTGTGAACCATCACCTAAATATGTTCCGAATGATGCGGTTGATGCGGCACTTGAACTAATGTTACCCGATGATGTTATGCTTCCGAGTACAGTTATAGGATGATTGGTGAATTGGAATCCAACATCGCCGTAGCCAGCATCTGCATTTATCACTAATGTAGTATTATTTCCAGAAGACCCCTCAATATCACCAATCGCAACCTTTCCTGCTCCTAAAAATAATTCACACTCATTCGCTACATTTGAAGAATAAGCTATCTGAAACAAATCCGGATCCGTAAATGGTCTTGCATATATATTCATGAATGTTGAATCATCAGCATTTTTACCAAAAATAAAATGCTCGTATCCATTCTTTCCAATTTGAAGAGTATTTGAGGTAGTGCCGGATGAAGCAGATAATATCAATGATCCGGTAATAGATGCATTTCCAAGATGACTACCATCCCATTCTGCAGTGATACCTGTTAATCCAGATCCATCTCCTACGAAGCTTCCGCTAAACGATCCACTAACACCTAATGCGGTTCGAAGATCAACTCGTCCACCACTAACAATTAATTGTTGATTTGAAGCTAAATCAATATTAATTGAATCTTTAAACTGCGCTTCAGATTCTACCACAAATGCAGATGTACCTGTAGATATAACAACATCATCACCGTTACCAGCAATATTAAAGTTGCCGCCACCAGTATTCAATATTCCAGATGCAGATACTGTCGTAAATGGTTGATCGATATTAGCTGCTAATATATAGCTAGCTGATTGGGCTGATGTAACATAACTTGCTGTTGCAACACTCATCGATGCGGTTTGTGAATTAGTTACAAATGATGACGTTGCGCTACTTGTAACAAATCCTAATTCTGTGATTTGTGCTGATCCTGAAACTGTGCCGGATGGAACCCCACCGCCGCCGCCTCCATTCATTGCATATGATGCTGTAACAGCATAACTTGCTGATATATTATATAATACATTTTCCTGGAGCTGGCCTGGTCTAATTTGTCTAGCCATTATGCCCATCTCCCATTAACAATAACAGTGTCTGTATTCAAAATATCATATCCCAATGTTCCTGTATTAAATACAATTGTTTGTGTTGTGTTTTCATCTGGTGTCCACGTATACGCTGCTTTGTCTATGTATTGACCATTTACATACACATCAAATTCATTTATTGTTGCATATGATAATGCCAATGTATTTGGATTTATTCTAGGAGTACCCGTTACAGTTACAGTTGTAGCTGAAACATATGTTGCAGATTTATCTGATAGTGCAATTAAATAAGCCATGGTTGAACTGTCGATTGTTGTGCTAGTTCCCCCGCCATTGACAATTATACTACCTCCACCGACAATAGTTTGCGATGCTCGTAATATTTGTTGTGGCACTTTTGTAGTTTCAAAAATATTGTTGTCAATGTCAATAACTGTTTGGAATACAACTTTTTTAACTGAATACATTTTCCGTAATGTGGATTTTCGTGTTTCTTGTTCTGATAATAATGTACCCATTACAGTTAATGGTATAGTTGCTCGAACTAATCTATCTTCACCGACAGTATTTACCGTCTCAAAACTAACGGAACCTAGATTAGTAGAAAATTTGTTGGATTCATTTCCCCAAGCAAATCGAGCATATGGTAATATTTGATCTACTAAATCATTCATTTGTGTTGTAAAATCACACCAAAGCATCATGTCATATTCTATAGTAACATATTTTGGAATATCTACAATATATATTTTTTTAGATTCTTGTGGTTGATTAGTTGGAATTGGAAATAATTCATCTTCATATCTATTTCTACTATTGTATTTGCTTTGATAAATTATATGGTTTCCGGATTGTGGTCTATTTACATCCAATGTTCGATTATTCTCTCGCTCTTGCATTGTGTTTCGTTTAATCATTATTAATGGAGATTGTAATTTACCTTTTTCATCTCGCAAATATCCTAACTTTCGAACGTTATCCCATTTTTCTCCATTAGAAAATATTACAGGTACATTTATTAAATTTTTATTGTCAGTTAATTGTGGTTGTATTTCATTTTCAATATACCATTTAATTGCATAATCAATATCATACACAGTTCGTTTAGGTGTACGTATAATATCATCATCGCGCCTGATTTGTTCTGCCCGGTTTAAAATAGGATCATTATTTAAGCCCTCAGTCTTTTTTGGACTAGGTTTATTTGTTTTACGATCTATATTTTGTCTATTTTGTCTTGGCATTAATGTCCTTTATATGATGGAGAATCATTATTCCCTCCAACCCGTATATCTTTAATACCTTGTGGCGTTTGTCTTGTTACATGAGCTGTAACTTCTACAGACACACTATATCCATGATCGTCACCATTTGGCCAAGTTTCTGGATTCTTGCCTACAAAATATTGGTTTGCATCAACATTGTCTACTTCATAATACTCATTGTCCCAAGCAATAATATCTCCAACTTCAGGATAAAAATCTGCTCGTTCTAACAAGTCTCTGGATATTGCAAATTTACCAGTACGAGTATATGTTTGA